CATCTCACTAAGTTTATTGTCTTCAGTTAGACACCCCCTTTATTTAACGTGCTGGGGGACACAAAAGAAGATCAACCCTGAACAGTGGGATCAAGGGTAACGACAAAGATATCGATAAATCCTCCAGCTGGATACAAACCCGTAGCAGGAATAGTGAATCCAATATTTCCGTTGAGAGAAAGAGTGGACACAATAGTCGTGGAAAAGGTCTGCGATGCAGACAGAACACCATTAGGCGGTGTACTAACCTGTCCATTAACTCCATTATTATAAAACAACTGATTAGTTGAATTATTAAACGAGATACCAGGCATATTAATAACATTTGAAGTACCAGGATTCCAAATTATCTCAACAAGATAATCAACAGCCGGTGAGGCATTAATGATCGTCAAGCTGCTAGTAGTAAGGGCAACGTTAAGCGAACCGGATTGGCGAATGGCGACGCCGCCAAGTGGCGTAAGAGCAGTAGCATTCTGCCTAATGGCATGAAAAGCTGGCCCCGCGTCAGGTCCCAACACCGGCAAAATAGGCTTAAAGAATTCAACGCAGTAAGACACCCAAAGTTCACCCAAGTCCTGAATAGGATTAGCTTGTGTGGCAAACTGGAAAAGACCTAAGTCATAAAGACGAAGATCCTGGCCAATGGGCACATTACCATTGCGAATGAATCGTTCAGGCAAAATTGTCTGATCCACTGCGCATTCTACGCCATGGACCATGTCTACAGTAGGCTTCACGGAGACAGCATACTCAGCATTTTCCATTTGTTGCTTGGTAGCATAAGGAACAACGGACGCATTGTAATTTGTGGACATAATCACCACACCAGGAGCACCGTTAGGAATAAAGTCAGTAATGAGTGAACGAAATTCAAACATAAGACCATGAAAACGATACTCTTGATAATTAGCTGCGACTGTCGCAAGCCAAGGAAAAGTAGCTGAAAGACCAGGGTTAAGTGCATAGGTCAGATTATTAAACGCTGTAGTACCTTGTATATCTCCAAGATATTCGCGGTGACAAACAACGTTAGTCTGACGCAGTGTACTAAACTGAGGTGGCTGAGAAGAGTTAGCAAGGATATTGTACTTAGGAACTGAACCCATTGTCTCATAAGCACCGGAGCCAAAAATGGATCCGATACCAGAGCCGAGCCATTTTCCGACACCCTTTCCGATAGAGGCAGAACCAAACATTCCACCAATAGCAGAGCCAGCAGCTCCCCCGAATTTTCGAAACGGTTTCTTTTTCTTTACCTGTGGAGCAATCGAAATTTTCTCGATCGCTTTAGCCAAGGCTTTCACCTTGGGTCGCCTCGCAGGCATGACGACTTTCCTACCCGTTCGTACTTTGGTAACCATTGTAAGTATTGTGTTATATTGGATACCGCACACAAGCGGACGGGACTGTGCATCGCCGCGCAACCATATAGGAAGCGCCGTGCAGTCTCTAGGCATTTTGTTTAGCACTCATGCTTGGAGATTTTGGGCAATAACGCACGGCGACCCAATGACGTAAATCAACTGTGGCTTACGACAAACCACTTATTTCCCAGTTAATGTGCTGGTCACGCCTACCCATAAGGTCAGGCACACTCATCGAAACCCCAATACTTAGCAACAAGTTCTGAAAGGTAGGACAGCTCTGGATGATGCCTAAATTCAAACAGAAACTGATAGTATCTCTCATAGTACTGTTCCATAGTGTTGGGGACGAAGGTGAACAGATTAACTAACTGTCTGTCAACAGTTTCCGGATAACCAAAATCACCAATAAACCTGGTACTACAAAACTCGAAATCACGCGGAGTTACCTCCTTGTACATATCGACAGTTTTTCCCAGGGATTTATAGTAAAATTGGGCATTCGGGACGAAACGCTCAACAGTATCATCTCCAGCAGCAATACACCACGCTTTAGTCAATTGCGAGGGATATTTACCACTAGTAAATCTGTTGTGCATCTCTACGACCAAGTTGTGATTCAAGCACCTCATAAAACAGTTGGAAGAAGAAGTGTTGTACCAGCCCGACGGCATAATGCCGGGTCTCACCTGTTGGTACATAGTACCATCGGACAAGACAATTACTTTTCTGGCCACACAATAAAAGTGCGCTCTAATGAGACGCTCAAATACTGTGCCACGAGCTGAACAGAGATCTATTCTACGCTCACAATCAGCTTCCAATTCCCAACCTTGAATACTCCAGTCCCAGCCTTTAACGTCAGCTTCAGCAATGGTGCCACCTAAGGCACCCGCTTCAACATTCCGATGCAATGCTGAAAGACCTTCATCATCAAGACCCATTCCGGACTTATGTCTTATTTCAGACCAACAATCTATCTCAGTCGAATTCTGCAAACAGCATAGTTTTCGTGCGATAAGATTATCAATGGCCGAGACCGAAAATATCAATCTAAGCCTACCTTCCTTGATCTTAGCAATTTTATGCGGATCTCCTTTAACAAAGACCGCGGTGGCATCGCAATAACCACCCTGCACTAGTTGTTTAGGAGTTAAATCTTGTGTGCAGTCAAGACTCAACAACTTGTTCATACGCTCAATCGTCGCTGCAACGAAGAACTCCCCAAAATTGGTGAGGAGGACTTGGTTATTAGCGGCAATTTGACCAAGAGGAAATCCCGGACGACTTTTGGGGTTGAGCTCGCAGTAGGCAATAGAATGTAATTCAACATCTCCTGCTGTAAGTCCCAACATTCCTTGGACGTACGGCTTTTCAAGGCCAATTGGTATGCGCGAGTGTGGCAAATTGCGTTGTAACGCTTTTCTTGCGACCTCGACATCCTGAGCGGACGGACTAGGTATTCCACCTGCGAATCTTGAGGCCTGGAGGAAGAGTGATCTTCTTTCAGACTCAGCGTCCTTAGGTGGGAACTCCCACTCTGCAAGACTTTCCCTTTCAAGAGTTGCGCTTCGTAGAGCTTTTGTAAGTCCCTTAAGGATTTTTCCAAAACCTCTATTCGAGCATCTGCCGATTTCTTGGAGCCCGGCCCCTGCGGAGTGAATTTCACCGTCTTCCCATTCGTATTCCGCGAGGTCGAAGAGGACTTTTTGGCGGCTACCTGCGGAAAATCCGCCATAGCCGGTTCTATCACCGGCAACGCAGATTCAGGTTCCTTACCTTTGCGCTTGTGTTTACTCGCACAATCATGATTGTGTACAGGAATCACAGGATCACATTTTCGGGCCCTGAATTCATTATAGGTGATTCGTCGGACAAGTTGAGCAAACTCTTCCTTTTCCTTCTCATCATCAAAATGATAAGTATCTAGATTCTCTTTAGTATCAAAGTACACATCGTCGGGGCCAGCAGCACTATCATTTTCGATCAAAAGATCATCGATGATGTTATCCACAGTTCCCAAACGTGTGGTCTCCATAGGTGTGGTAGTAAAGAAAATACAGGATTCATAACCGCGTTCTGTATAATAATCATCACGCATATTATCCTGAAATTCATCTTCCACAGTCCAAGAGCCAGTTGTTCCAGATCTTCTCTGTTTGTCGGTGACAGTGAAATGCTTACCAACGTAAGTAATCTCCATGTCCCATTCAAGCCCACGTATCTTCTTCTTCCGACGGTTTCCTTCCGGAAGTTCGTTGACGTAACTCCAATCCTTGCCGACGCGTGTAGGGGTTTCGAGTTCCTTTCCCAAAAGAAATTCATCGAACATAAAGTTGGATAGACCGTAGTTAGAGCGCTCGAGTTCATTTCTTCCTCTGTGCATTCCCGCCACGTTCTTTCCAACCATAATAGGCGACCCAGAAAATCCATAGTCCGTATCACAAAAGTGAATGATCTCAAAGAGATCATCACCTCGTTTTAAACGTCCCGTAGAAAATCCATAATTACCATCTTTATCGAAACCGTTAATCGTTCCAACCGTGTCAGACCTAAATTTGACAGGCTTCAAAACTTTTATTCGCAGATTACACCAGATAGCCTCTGGTACAACAATTTGAATGTAATCCAATTCATTTTTAGGACTATAACGGTAAACTTCCCATCTCAAACTGAAACGGAAAGAATTGCCTTTATGTTCTAATATATAATCACCGCCCCGGTTGTACATGTCCTCAACAACATGCGCAGCGGTTTGCAAAACAGACAAATTGCCTCCAATAGAAACTCGGTAAGCTGTGCCAATAATCAATCGGCACTGGTCACCGACACCTCTGATTGTAGCATGACCTTCAGCCATAGTAAGTGAAGTGGGAACCTTACCAAATCTGGTAAAACCAGATCCGGGGATAGCCATCTCAAACTTAACACCTGCGGGTGTAGCTAATCGCGCCTTAATCTCCTTAATATCTCCCATAACGGATTCCATATAGCCCGAACCTCGTCGCCTCAACAAAGACTCGTCAACTCTACCAGCATATTTTCTAGCCCACCAAAAAGAAGGACTAAAATAAAAATGCACCCTGTTCCAAATCTTCTGACAAAGCATAATGAAAAGGATACTAATGATGTAACACACGAGACCCGACACATAGTAAATCAGGAAAACCTGAACAGACCTATGGAAGAAGCACCACATGAACACCTCACGAATGTAGAGAAAAATCTCTACTAAGGACTGCGTCGTCAGCCCGAGGATTCTAGAACCCCCACCAATTAATGCATGGAAAATACATGCAAATTCATGGTAAATTCGCGCTGTAGCGCTTACACTCCCAAGTGACAACTCGCAAAATTGTTGTGTCTGCATATTTAAAATTGTTGAACTAAGAGAGGCTGATAAAGCAAATAATACGAAAGTAGGGTGAATTTTGTAAAATTCGTC